CACGGGCATACGTGTTAACGGAAGCGGATTTGTCGAAGTAGAAGGTAACATCATAGATGGCGATCCCTATGTAGAAAACCCCCTGCGTGGAACGGCGGGTGGTTGGGGATCATCCTTCCTTAATCATCAGGGTATCAGCTTCTTAGGTGCACTGGCTTCCTTATCAGGGTCCATAAGCAATAACACCTTCAAGAATGTAGGAATACCTTTTGTACAGGCTGGCGGTGAAAACTACGGCTCCGTTCTCAGGCGCTCTAACAAAATGGTATGCCAGCCTTCAGTTACTGGTTACAATGCAGCAAACAAGGGCATAGGCTTCGTTCCCAAAGCGGATAATCTTGATGCTACTTTGGTAATCGAGGACTCTGATCCAACGTCCACCACGTTCAAGCAGCTGAAGAATGTATGCCAGACGGCTGCATCAGCGCTGCCGACTAGCGGCTACTATCTGGCCGGAACCTTTCTGCGCAATACCGACAACAGCGCCAGTCTGGGCTGGAAGCGGATAACCAACGGCTCTAATCATGTGCTGGGTACAGACTGGATAGCAGTATAATTGAACTATGAGCACAAGGATGTGCTATTCTTTAGGATAATATTATGAAGATTTCTCAAACAGGTCTTGATCTGGTGAAGTCATTTGAGGGTCTAAGACTAAAGGCTTATTACGATTCAGTTGGAATCTTAACTATAGGTTGACAAAGCAACTCTTTACTGATAAAATCTTAGCTCATTTTATTTTGAGGGTTGATTTATGTGTAAAGAGTATCTGGCAATACAAGATCCTGAAAGAAAAGCTAGTCTTATTCGTAGGTTAGAAGAAAAGACAGTTCTTAATGTAGACACAGGGTGCCTAGAGTGGGTCGCTAAGGCGATCAACAATGGTGGGTATGGAAATATCTCGGCTGGAAGAGCTTTTGTAGGCTTGAGGGCTCATAGGGTTATGTGGGTTCTACACTCCAACGAGCCTATTCCAGATGGGCTGGTTGTTATGCACGCTTGTGATAATCCAAAGTGTTGCAATATAGAGCATCTTAGCCTCGGAACTAAGAAACAAAATACGGAAGATATGTATTCAAAAGGTAGGGAAAGTAAACCGCCTACTCATTCTGGAGACAGCCACCCTTTGAGGCGGAACCCTTCATTAGCAGCCAGTGGCTCAAGAAATGGCAACTCAGTTCTTGATGAAGAACAAGTCAAACAAATCTTTTGTTCTGATCTTTCATTGGGTCAACTTGCGAGTCTGTATAACGTATCAAAACCTACCATCCATAGCATCAAGAAAAGGAAAACTTGGAGAGGCGTAACAGATAATTTATGAATCTATACCAACTATCTAAAGCAGCCAATATCTCTGAAGATTTAGCTGCTGTGTGGATTAGCCCTTTAACTAGGGCTTTTTTAGAGTATTCAATCGACACCCCACTTCGTGAAGCTCATTTTATAGCACAGATTTCTCACGAATCTAACGGTTTTAAAAGCCTTCGTGAGAATCTAAACTACTCTGTTGACGGATTGCTCAAGACTTTTTCTCGGCAACGTATCTCTGAAGCTGACGCTAGGAAATATGGTCGCACAGACTCACAACCTGCTAACCAACAAATGATAGCTAATACTATCTATGGCAGAGATTGGGGCAGGAAGAACCTTGGTAACATTGCAGAAGACGATGGTTGGAAATACCGTGGGGCTGGCTTGATTCAACTTACTGGAAGAGCTAACTTCACTAAGGCTAATCAGGATCTGAACTTTGATCTGGTTAATCGACCCGAACGAGTTGCTGAAGACAATCTTATCGCAGCATTAGCGGCTGGCTGGTTCTGGGAGAGTAAAAACTTAAATGTTTTTGCTGACAAAGACGATATTGTGGCTATAACCCAGAGAATTAACGGCGGGACTCTAGGCTTAGATGATCGAAAGAAAAGACTAGCTGTAGCCAAAGCAGTATTGGGTGTTTGATATGGCAGATCCGATTGTAAGAGAAACAGAAGTCGAAGCTGTAATTGATCAGCCACTAAACCCTAAGAAGCTAGAAATTGTCCCTAACTACAAGTCAGTTTTTTACACGTGGTCATTTTGGTTACACTGTAGTTCGGTCATTCTAACGTTTATCGAGCAGATTTTACCTTTCTTCTCTCTGCTTGAACCTACCATGACAGTACAGACATATTCAATCTGTATGTTCGTCTTGAACGGTCTTGGTCTATTCTCTAGGTTCATTAAGCAAAAGAGCCTTTGGCAGTATAATCCTGAGCAAGATAGGGAGGTTCCTAAATGACTTCTCTACTAACTCATTGGAAGCTTATCCTAGGATTGATTTTAAGCGGCCTATTAGTCGTTCTGTGGCTTCTTTGGCGAGGACAGGTAGCTGAGGTAGGGCGACTTGAGTCGATCAATACAGAGCTTTCTAGGCAGGTTAAACAAGCCGAGGAAGATAAGCTAAAACTCCAAGCAACCCTTGAGAGCAATTCTAGAATTAGTGAGCAGGATGAAGTGGATAGGAAAAAGCTATCAGATCAAGTTGTTCAATTGAATTCTAGTATTAGCAAATTGACCAAAGAAAAGAACGTGCTGAAGAAGCAAGTGGGTAGCAATGCAAACCTTTGTCAAGATGGTAGCGACCTTGAGCTTAGTGATGAGCTTAGGAGCATGCTCGACGATGCAAGAAACAAAGCAAACTCTGTTGGTAGCGCCACCATCAAATCTAACGAGTGACCCTTGTGATGTAGCTGAAGCGGGTGAGACGGTAAGTTCATTGGCTCAAGCTTATGTCACGAATGCTGGCTGTATTGGTCAGTATAAAGTTAGGATGCGGAGTTTAAGGGAGTGGCGGGATAGTCAAACGGAAATTTATAATAAGAAGTAAGTAAGGATTTGTAGGTCAAGGGATGCGAACACGACCTTACTTTATGTGAGTACAATAATATGGAAGAACAAGAACGAAGTTGGTTTGTTGTCACTAAAGATTATCTCTACGATAATGATGCCTTCCTTTACCTTGGTGGTCTTCTTCTTGTCGTTGTAGGGTTTATGATTTGGGCTTTGCACAAAGAAAGTGTGAGGAATGTTCAACTCCAACAAGATATAACGGAGTTGAGGTTAATTGTTGCCCAAAAGAATACGGAAATCTTCAACCTTCAGTTAGACTTGAATAAGAAAAAAGATTTGGAGAAGCTACCTCAGACTTCTCCACAAACAGTAATTGAAGTTAGTGCAAGTAAACTAAATCAAAAGATTAACAAAGTGCAAGATGCTCTTATGCCTAAACCAACTGATCCTAAGGTTGTGGTTAAGACTGAGACAAAAATAAAAACAGTTGAAACGCAAAGCAGGTTAGATAAAGAGCTACAAAATAACATGCTTGAAAGTTTCTGTAACGCTCAGCCTACGAACCCTAAGTGCAAAGGTAAACACTAATGAATAATAAAGTTTACCTGATCCTTAGTTGTTTACTTATTGCTTCTTGTACTCCTAATAAGGATATCGTCTTTCCAAGCGATACTTTACTTTCTGATTGCATTATCAATGAGCCTCCTATTCTTACAGGCTCTGATTCTAAAGATAAAGTAATACTTGCTACTGCTTGGTCCAGTCAGACTTCAGCAGCCGCAGCTTGTCAAAAGAAAGTAAAACTTCTGCAAACTTGGAAGAAGATTCAGCAGGAGAGACTAGGAGTTAAATAACATGGCTGACAACGATCATTTAGCCTCACACCAAAAAGCTTCATACGAAACAGTAAAGTCAATTGCTATTACTCTGCTGTTTCTTATTTGTGGCTGGTTATACAACGCCCAACAACGTACTGAAGAACGTATTTACCAGCTTTCAGCTACTGCCTTGACGGATCAGAAAGGCCAGCAGATGGAGCAGCGTATTAGCGCTTCTATTGAAACACGTTTTGCTGACTTGTCCTCAAGGCTTGATTTGCTCTTGAGGCTAGTGCAACAAGGTAACAGCTCAGAAAAAAGATAACAGCAAGGGTTGGCACCCCCTGTAGTATTTCCACGGAATGGTTTAATAGCCCAAGGAGTTTACCGTGGTTATAAAAGTAGTTACAGCGCTAGCACAAGTTGCTATATTACTCCTTGCCATCATGTTGATGGTTTCTATTAACAAAAAACAATTGTTCGATCAAGAAATGTCTTCTTTCCAAAGTAGATTGGAAGCGAGGATGAATGAAGATCGCAGATATTACGAAAATAAGATAAACCGTCTACAAGAGCAATTAGACTCTTTTGTTTCAAGCCGAGAGGTTAGAATTCGTATTATCAACGATAGATTTGATAACCTTGAAAAGCAAATGAAAGAACAAAAAGCTAATCAGACTTTCCTTATGTATAATAACTCAAACTCAGGAAATCAAATTAGGCACAATAAAGATATACAACAACAATAATAGCTTTCATAAAATAATTAGAACTCCAGGCCCCTTCCTTAATCGGTTGGGGCCTTTTTGTTTATTTATAATTTGTATACCGTTCGATGAGAGCTTTTGCTACACGTGGATCGGTTTGTTCATCAGCAAGTATTTTAGCTTGTTCCAATTTAAAAGAAAGCCACTTAATATGAGCTTCTTCTGCTGTATTGTAATTTCCTAAGAATATAAGTTTGCTGTCAACAACAGATCTAATATAGGAACTATATTTGCCTGTGCGCTTATCTAAGCAAACACCCACAGGAAGATCAGAATTGTTAGCTTTCTTTTCCAAGACAAAAGAGTTGACCCGCTTAGATACAAACACGCATGTGTCAGGAGAGTAGAATTTGTTCCCCGAAATAAGAATATCTTTGTCTAGCTGCTTACCTTCCCAATCCTGTTTTTGCATCCAAGATTTAAAATTACTAAATCTGTGCCAAAATTCAATAACTGAACAATTCTTATATGTATGATTAGACTTATGGAAGGTCTCACTATAAGACCTGCGCATCATGCTACTCCATGTGACGTAGAACGGACATCTCCACAGAGTTTTTCTCTTTCCGTCGACAATTGCTGTGACGAACAGATCGTAATCTGCATCATTAATACCAACCCCATAAACTAGCTTACCCATAAATCCTCCACAAAGTAGTTTGCCCCGACTTATTAGGCCGGGGCTTTTGATTAACCAACTAGAACATATCCGATTCCAAGAATCACAAAGAACAAAACAACCAGTGTGATAAAGGCCACACAAGCCCAGAAAAACGCATAGCAGGCACAATCACTAACCTTGTCCCAAAATCCCCAGCCCTCTTTCCAACCTTTAATTCCACCAATGATAGCGAACAAGAAGATGGTTAGGATGCAACCTTTAAAGAAGTATGTCAAACTCTCAGGGGTAGGATCAGGATTAAGAAGCTGTACACACTCGGCATAATGTTTCTGAGACTCTACACCAGCACCCTTCGAATCAAATCCTTCAACATATAGCTTACAATTCTCCCTACGTTGTGCAGAGATTTGAGCAGAATTACTTGCCGAGATAGCCACTGCCGAAGCAGCAATTGCAACTGTAGCACTCATTTCTTCTCCCCCTTCATCCGCTTAACTACCTTAGTGAACATCTTCTGAGCAATGATCATCGCTTCCAAACCACCAGCATCTGCATGCGATTTAAGCTGGTTAGCTGCATAGCATACGGCAACAACATTACCCTTCTCATAAGGCTTGCTAGCATCGATCCGTTCGATAGTCATGTCAGTTGGACGTAGTGGTTCATTAGCACGGGGTTTAGTCATAGGTAAGCCAGTGTAGTAGCATTTCTTGGCTCTGCAAATATTCTTCATAGACTGGAATGTCATGTTGAATGGAATATTACGGCTGCGAGCATTCTTCATTTTGCTCTGCATCTTTTCCATCACGTACAGGTCGAAGCGTACTTTATCGTCCATCTTATGTCTCCTCAATCCCACCAGCTTAGTAGTTTACGTTCGAACATCTTAGAAGCAAGCTTCAGATCATCTTTACGACATGCTTGCTTGATCTTATTGTACCCCTTACTTCCGTAGATTGGAAGCGTGTTTGGCTTGTTTTTGAAGCTGCCGCCAAGCCATCTGCCGTTTTCAGGCTCAATGTAGTCAACATGACTCAGATCGTATTCATTCTCACGGATACGCTTTACAAGCTCAGCAAACACCTTGAGTTCTTTAGCAGTCTCATCAGATCGGACAAGATGACCGTTCTCTGAACTATAACGAGACATGTCCTTAGCTGACTCTTCCATGAATCGTAGCATACCCGAGTAGTCAAAAGCCTTATAGTTCCACAAGCATTTACGGAATAACCAAATGTTCCTGAAGAAGCTCCAGATAGTTGCTGTACGAATATTCCACCAGACATCAGGAATAAACATAGCGACATCTTGCAGCTTATTGAAACCTTCGTCTGTTAGCCAATGGATGAAAGGAGCTTTCTGTTTACTTTCTTGGTGATGTTCATCCCAGCCTTCAAAGGTAAGTGCAACAGGATTACCCAATCCAAACTTTTTACGAATTCTTTTTGACAGACTGGAATGGCTCCAATAATTCCAGCGAGTACGACGATGCATATCAACCTCCAAAAGTCAGATACTTGATCAACGCTTCAATGATTTCTTTCATTTTATTGTCCTCAGTCTGTCCGCATGACCTTGCTGTTTTGCTATTCCTGGAAGTCATTTTACCTATGAATCCTCATGAACACAAGGATTATTTTAGCATCGACATTGTACATTCGCCAAAGGCAGCACGCTTAAGTTCGTTCGGAGTGCTGTACACTTGGTTGTAAATCAGAGCGGTGGTTCGGATCATCACCTTCTCGGCATCAGGCTCTACGCCTACGCCACGAATGACTTTAACCATGCTCTCTACAGACTGACCACCATCACGAGCCACAGCAATTCGTTTGACAGCTTTAGCGTAAGTTTCGCAGAACTCTACATCATTGCTGATGTGACCTGGCAAGATTAGCTTTTCATTGGCCACAGCACCAAAGGTTAGGAAGGTGCAGCAGATAGCAGCGATTAGTTTCAGTTTCATTTGGATAGCTCCTTTTGGATAGCGTCTATTTTACGTTGGTAAAAATCAATTAGCAAGGTGTGTTGGAACAGTTCTGCATGTCTGAGTAGGCATTGATAGTGTTCAAGCTTTTGTTCAAGGGTCATTCCAACCTCCTCTTGTTGAAGCTAGTATGTCAGCACATGGAAGGCCTGTCAACATTTTATTTTCTGTACATACGAAAAAGCCCCTCATCCGAAGACGAAGGGCTTGTGGGGTTAACGTAGACGGTAGGTAGCTGAGACAACACCACCACGAGTAGAACCAGATTGGCTAAAGGCTGCGTTGAAGAATAGATTCTCACTAACAGCACCACCAACACCAATTGCTACAGCTTGTTTACCAGCAATGGTTGACCCTGACACAGCAGCTTGAACACCACAATCTAGATCAGTACAGAACTGGTTTCCTGCCACAGCCAGAGCAACAGCAGCAGCTTCCTTAGCCTGGCGTACGTCACTCTCCAAGGTGTCTAGACGACTATCAGTACGACTTTGATACTGAGCTACGTTAGAGGAGAGAGCGTCATGAGAAGCGCCATAGGAGTCAAGCTTAGAGCCGTACTCGTTCAGGGTATTGCTGTGTTGATTGATTACCGTAGTGTTATTGCTAATCTGAGTGGTATTCTGAGAGATTTGGGAAGCTTGCTGACTTACTTTCTGATCGGTAGCTTTCAGAGCACTCTTATCCGCCTTAACATTCTCAAGCCGAACAGTTTCCTTAGTGTTAGCTGCAACTTGTTTGTTAGTATGATCAACACGAGAGTTGACAGCGGCTACTTCAGATTTGTCAGCTTTATTTTGCTGAAGGTCTTTGATTTGACCGTCGTGATGCTGAATGGCCAGTGTGTTGCCATGGGAATAACTGTTAAGACGAGTAGCTTCCGATTGTAGATCAGCAAGGGTTGCGTGGGTTTTGTAGATGTTCTTACCATCATAAATTGTTTTATCGCCTGCCATAGACTGTACAGAAAAAGCAGCGAGAAAAATTGCAGCGGTAAGATTGGTAGTCTTTTTCATTTTAAATCTCCTATTTAGTTTGGTAATTTTCGTATCTTTCAATCAGAGCACTGGCTACACGAGGATCTTTAATCTTCGATGCAAGATCGTAAGCTTTTTCTATTTTAAATTTTAACCAGGCATTGTGAGCATCCTCGGGATTTTGAAATCTGCCTAAATAATAAATCTTACCCTCGTAAGAACATTGCGCTTTGAAATTTTTATTTTTAGAGTCAAAATAAACCCCGATAGGCCATTCACCACGATCATTAGCCCTTTCAATCACAAAATTGTTTACTTGATGTGTTATAAACACACAGGTATCGGGGCTGTATATCTTATTATTCCTTACTAGTATATCCTTGTCTAGACATTTACCCTCCCAATCTTGATTCACCACCCAAGTTCTGAAATTACTGAACAGCTTCCAATCTTCGCAGACCTCGCAGTCCGAATAAGTAATTTCCTCTTTGTGAAGTTTTGGATTATAACAACGAGATAGCATACTAACCCAGATGGTATAAAATGGGCAGATCCAAATATCTTTTTGTATCCTTCGCCCATCCTCTCTTACCCCTACAGTCTTTTTTATCTTTACCACATAATCAGCATCATTAATACCTACACCATATAAAAGCTTTTTCATAAAATCTCCTCGCTATAAGATACCCCATACAAATTTCTGTATAGAGTATCTATCATAGCCTAGATTTTAGCTATTGACAAGCAAGACATTGGTCTTTGTCAGAAGATGCCTGAACTCCAGCCTTAGAGTAAACATAATAAAGACCCAGAATGTCAGGATTCAAGAAGGCTTCACGATGCACTTCGTTGATATAGCTTTCATCTTCACCGCCTGCAAAAAATAGGTTAAGACTCATCCATTGATCCACCCACTTAGCACGAGCAGCAGCCAGACGAATTACAGTGTGCTGATTGATTTCAAAAGCTGTACGAAATACAAGCTTTTCTTCATCAGTCAGCCAATCTACATGCTGAACACTACCCATTGCATCACGAATGCTTTCTACGTTTGCCTTATTATAAACCCCTTTGTCTTTCATCAGCTTCATTAGATAAGGATTTACTCGATCAATCTCACCACCAGCAGAGCGCTGAGTATAAACCATTGCGGTATCAGGGTTAATACCCTCTGACACACCACCCATAATCAAAGCTGTTGACTTAGTTGGAGCAATGGCGATTAGATGCGTATTAGCACGACCATAGCCTTTCATCCATTCTGGTTCACCCCAAGTATCAGCAAGCCACTCAGAAGCTTTAATCGCTTCGTCTTGAATGTACTTAGCAATCTTGTTGTTTACCATATGAGCATCAAAGCTCTCAAAAGCAATCATGTTCTTTTGTAAATAAGAGTGGAACCCACACTGACCCAGACCAAGAGCACGACTATTCTTTGTAAAAGCTACAGCTTTTTCTAGACCGGGGATATTCTTAGCCCGTTCAATAAACTCTTGGCATACTGCATCAAGGAAGACAGTGGCAGTAAACACAGCATCAGTGTTATACCACTCATCAAAACGTTCTACGTTCATTGAAGCCAGTACACAAGTGTAAGTGTACTCCTTGCTTGAATGTAGGATAATCTCATTGCAAAGCTGTGGAGCTTTGATGTCCAACCCACGATCAACATACCACTTAGGCCGTTTGGCGTTAGCTTTTGAAGGGAAGAAGAAATAACCTTTACCAGTCACCATCTTAGTCTTCATCATCTTGGCGTAACGTTTAAGAGCATCTTCGTCCCTATTCTTCAGACGCTCAATAAAGTTATCTGAGATATTGAATCCTAGATTTAGACCATCAGGGTGTTGTTCCAAATAAGTAACAACCTCCATAAAGTCTCCATGGTCAATTGGTAGATATCCTGCCCAACTGCCTCGACGTGCAGTGCCTTGAGCTACATATTCCATGTCACTCTGAAAACCCTCAATTACCTGCATGACACCAGTAGACTTGCCTCCAACACTAATTTCAGTACCACGAGGACGAATATCACCAAGATATCCAGCAGTACCGAAACCCATCTTAGTTAGCATTGCAGTCTCATGCTTTGCCTTGTAAATTCCATCAATGCTGTCTGGAATGTAGCTCCCTGCACAGCTTACAGGTAGACCACGGTTAGTACCGGTGTTAGCAAGAATCGGCGTAGAAGGGCTTAGCCAGCCTTTCCACATAATATCAAAGAACTTCTCTTTCCAGACATCGGGCTCTGGAGTGTGAGCAGCCAGCGTGGCAGCGATACGTTGATATTGTTCTTTTGGATTATCTGCTTTGTAAAGGTACTTACTCTTGAATAGCTGCCAAGAGCCCGTAGACCAGTGAGGAGGCATCAGCCCCTCCGCTTGCATCTTTTTACGTTCTTCACTTAGTACACGATAGCTGCTGCTCATTGTTCCTCCTCAGAAACTAAAACCTTGTTCGCTCCAATCTCGTTGGTATTGATTACCTTGTGAGTTGAAGAAATCCTGCATTTGATAACCGTTGATTCCTTTATAAAACCATTCACCAACGGGATTGTATTCTACTTTGTACAGATTCTCGTAGCCTAGATTACGAAGACAGAGGTTAATACGACTCTGTGCAAAATGCTCTAGTTGAGTGTCTGTGATACCGTCAATCTTACCTTTCTCAAAAATCTTACTGATAATCTTACGTTCGTGTTCAAGAACAGTCTCAGCAGCTTTGTAAATGTCCTGCTTAAGCTCTTCTTCGTACTCAGCAGTAATCTCACCCTTATCCTTAAGCTCCTGTAGTAAAGTTCGGAATAGCCAAGCTGCTGCTTCAGAGTGAAGATGTTCGTCCCGAGCAGAAAAATTGATACCACTTACAACGTTTAGAAGCTTGTTCTTACCTTGACTTTGGAAGTGCTTCAGGAAGGCAAAGGAGCTGTAGAGAATAGCACCCTCGCCAAAGGTAAAGCAACCAAGAGCGTGTAGGTCATCTTTATTTGCCAGCGTATCTTCTAGGAACTCAATCCGTTCTGCTAGATCAGGGTCTTCTAGATACTCATTGTAAAAAGCATCAGTAGCAAGACCAAGTTCTTCGTTAAGTGTACTATAAAATTTTTGATGAACTCCGAGTTCCATCGCCCCGAACATCGCTGCCATTGGCTGAATGTCAGCCGGACGTGGAAACTTCTGCATCACAAAGTTAATCCAGAACTCATTGCCAATGATCTGCTCATACTTAGAAAATAGTTTCAGCGTAGTAACAGTGCCATGACTTTCTGCCTCTGTCATGTTGACCAGAATGTCTTGCTTATCCTTATGAACCTTAACTTCAAAGTGAGGCCAGAAGACAGCTTGTTGTTGGTTCATAAACTCAACTGCTTCTGGATAGTCTACTGTAAATTCTGTCTTTGGTGTTTGAATACGCGCTACCAATTAAATTTCCTCCAATCCGAGATTACTTTTATCCCGCTTCCGCTCAGAATGCACAGCCCTTTCTAGCATTGTTTCTGTAGCCTTTTCGCAGCTTGTGCGACTGTGTGCTTTCAATTCAGCCCGTAGGCTGGAATCCTGGCAACCAGCAATCACGGCATCAAGTGAGGCACAACCACTGCGAAGCCATTGCTCATCGCATCGTTCAAACCCTTCAATTCGGCTACACAGAACAACTTGATTTCGTAGATTACGATGGTTAATTGGTTCACTTACTTCAACATCATGAGTAAGCATTCCATTTTCATAAAGAGTCTTCATCACAAACTCTTTCTCTGGACCATTAGGCCAATGGACAGTATTTCGTGGAAGGCTGTCAAACACTTCCTTAAAATTATCGATTAGGTATAGGTCACTCAGGCTTAGACTGTAGGGTACGCCGCTCATTACATCTTCTCTCCCCAGAAAAATTTGAAGGATTTCTTTGTAGAAAAACCCAGTTCGTAATATCCAATAAATTCTGACAGATTCTCAAGAATACGCAAGTGCGCTTCTCTTTTCTGAATTCCCTCTCTTACAGCAACCAACTCAGCAAGTTCAATGATCCAATCTTCTACCGGAAAGTCTTCTGAGTTTTGAAAGCTCATGTTTATTCTCCTTCTACAAGCGCCTTATAACTTACAGGGAACAGTTCTTTAACAATCTCTGCAACCTTCTGAGCAACAATACGACTTTCAAGCTGTGTATGTGGATCAAGTCGTAGCTTAAGCATATCACAGAATGCGCCCAGTGTACCACTCCAAATCCACGTTGTCATCATGTTTTGAGGCAACACCATGCGAGCTTGTTCAGCGCATACGCCACTATTAATAAGATACTCATAATACTCTAGCGAATGCTTACTGTAATCTTGGATATCTCCATACCAACTAGCATTGCCGTAAATGCTTTCTGGATAAGCATCTTCTTCGCTGCTACCTTGTTTAACGTTATCAGCAGCTGCTCGCCAATAGGCAGGCGCATAGAATTCAACTTCACCTTGTACATACCTCCGACTCACTTCGTTCCAAGGCATGAACTTGTGCTTCTTTACCTTCGAGCAGAGACGCTACCCTCTGCCCCGTTCTCTTATGAACTGCTGCATATTACTATGCAGAAGAGACTATATCATCACCCGATTGCTTTTCAGCCTCTTGGGTGTCCCCCGCTTCCACTCGCTTGAGTGTACTCCATTTCTGGATAGTCGTTGAACGTTCTTCCTCACTCATATCGAGGAAGCTTCGCTGCTGATTATCCTTTTCAGGACTTCCCAGCAATTCAAGGGATTTGCTTACGAACTCTCGAACGTAAGGGTCTATAAAGTATTCACCACTTTCATGATTAAATTTTATAGCTCCAGCTTTAACTAACTCCATAGAAACTCTTTCTAGCTGACTGTGTACGTTTCTGTGATGTTTGTCGTTTTTACAAACATACAGATTAGACTTTACATTGTTAACCTTATCAGAATCAACGTGATGAACTCTTTCTTCATCTAAAAGTTGTCTATCTAATGTTAACTCCGCTTGAAGTCTATGTTCAAGGTAATACCCGCCACTTTTATCTTCTAAAGTGTGCTTTCCTACCCATACACATACATAGCCTCCGCTGTTTACATAACTTGTCCCCAATACTCTGGGTTTTTGTTTTGTTCCCCTGTTCCATGGGGCGTTAGTTCTTTCTTTTGCTGATGCCTTGCTTGAACAATAACGGCACAGGTGTTGATCTTTTTTGACCAAATTCCAATAGTTAACCCATTGCTCGTGGCCACAAATATCACAAACCCTTAAACCGTTATCGCCTTTTCTTTCTTTAATCATCCCCTTTCACCTCAATAGTTAATTGAATACCCATTATAACTAATACGAGGTGAAATTGTCAAGCGACGAATACTGTAATTTAAACCAATTGTCGAGCTACGAACACTGGAGCTTTAACGCGAACAGAGATAAATGAGTGATTGAAAGGGCTAAAGTGTTTATGCTTAGCTAGATATTTAATAAGCTTTTCATCTTTGGCATCAAACTCATCTTTCCATTTATTAAAACTGACTCGTGCTGCATTCGAGACGCTAGCGTCAGTACCACAGTGGTCAATCAAGCTTACTTCAATATCGCTAATCTTCAATTCTCTCTCCTTAAATAGCCTTCAAAATATTCTGACCACCAGCAACAATCTTATCATCAATCAAAGCAGAAGGTAAGCTCCGAATAGAATATTTAGCTGCTAGCTCCATCCCAATTTCCGTGTCAACATCAATTGTCTCGTATGCGATACTTTTGCTGTCCAACGTCTTCTTTACATTACCACACTGACTGCACCAAGCTGCGGTAAATAGGATCATTTCTGCTCCTTTTGTTCTTCAAACTCAATCAGAATATCAAGGTAATGTCGAGCCTTCTTTAGATCCTGAATACCGTTCTTTTCTTTCCAACGGCTAACATATTTAACAACGTTCGATTCGATAAAGCCAAGGTTGTTCCGGTAAGCGTATTCTACAGGTTGAATACCTTTAGATTTGTAGTGACCACCACCTTCTTGTACGTCAAGGGCTGATTTCTTCATTTCTTCTTTAGCTTTTACAACAAAGAATTCCTCTAATCCCTCTAGATCTTCTAGGCATACCTTACCTTTTACAATCCATTTATCGTTAGGCATGCTCATCAGATTAACTACCTCAAAGCAATCACCAAGCTTAAAAGTATATCCGTAACTGTCTGTATTATCAACCAAATCATAAACATCTTTAACCAAAATAACTTGATCGCCAACTTTAAACGTATTCATCACGCTACCTCCTTCTTACTATCCATTTCAAGGTAAACAATCTCTTTACCAGTTTTCTTGGCATAAGCAATCTCAGCAGTAACTCCAATTGACTTATTCCAATCTGGGAGCATCATAACATACAAATGGCTACAATGGTCAATAGCTGCGAAATCAATTTTCTCCCAAAAGTCAAAGGTGCAGGGAAGCTTGTATTTAGCACTCATGTTGTGACTTGTGACGATTGGACTAAACACAGCAATACCTTGTAGCGTCAGTTCTGTCAAAACCCGAAGGTTTTCTTCGTAGCGATATTGCATAAGCTCTGCATCAGCTTTGTAGCTGTATGGGGATGCCAAATAGACTAGCATGATTATTTACCTGTTGATCCGAAACCACCTTGACCACGAGAAGTCTCTGAAAGCTCCTCAACCTGTTCAAACTCAACCTGACTTACCTTTTCGATCATTGCTTGTGCAATTCGTTCACCGGCACTTACAGCAAGACCCCAGCCGGGCTTATCACAAGTAAGCTTCACCATAAGCTCTCCCCGATAGTCAGAGTCAATGATACCAACACAGTTAGCAAGTCGAGTGTCATTCTTAAAACCATGTCCAGAGCGGCTGTAGACTTTCATAACATATCCTTCTGGAATTTCAAAAGCTAGACCAGTGCGGAATGTTCCAGGTTCACCATGATCCGCATCACCATTGGTAAGTGTGTATAGATCAAAACAAGCGCTACCTTCAGTTGCATAGGTTGGTAGGATTGCTGCTGGGTATAG